TCCGCAGAGGTTGGCAGCATTGGCGTTTATGTAGCGCATCAGGACATTTCCGCGATGGCGAAGGCAATGGGAATCATCGTGAACGTTTTCCGCAGCGGTAAATTCAAGGGCGCGGGCGTTCCCGGCACGTCGCTTTCCGAAGCCCAAGCCGCCGAGATCCAAGCCAAAGTGGACAGCCTTGCCGAGGTTTTCAAAGAACACGTGAAAAAGCACCGGCCCGGTATGGATGACGAAACGATGCAGGGGCAAACGTTCATGGGTTACCAGTCCGCAGGCGTTAAACTCGTTGACGAAATGGTGCGTGATTCCAACGAAGCAAAAAAAATACTGCTCGCACTCTTGACAGATAAGGCGGCGTAATGTAACGAGAAGCCAAACTTATGACCGCACTTCAAGAACTGGCAAACCTCAAGGCCGAAATCGGCAGTCTCAAGGCTGAGTCCGAAGCTAACGCCAAGGCCGCGATTGATGCGTCCTCGCTGCTCACCGAGGCGAATGCCGCCCGCAATGCTCTCGCCGCCGAAAAGGTTGCGCTGATTCAAGAACGCGATGCGCTCGCTGCTAAGGTTGCCGTGCTTGAAGCTGACAAGGTTAAGCTGGCTGACAGCGTGACCAAGACGGCGACGGCCAAGGCGGTTGAAATCGTTGCGGGCATTGGCGTGAATCCGGTTGCTGCCGCTCCTTCCGGCAACGCTTCCGGCACTCCCGTCGACCACGCTGCCGCGCTTGCCGCAATCACCGACCCGAATAAGCGGGCCATCTATTTCCGCGAAAACCGGAAAGCAATCCGCGCCGCCAATGACGCTGCGCGGCTGGCCGCTCTCAGCAAGTAACATAAACAAACAAACACATGGCTACATACACCAACCTCGACGACGAGATTTTTGCACAAAGCGCACTTGAGGCGTTTGTCAAAGTTCTCGCCCCGCTCCGCGCTTTCAGCACGAACTTCTCCGCTTCGCCCGGCACCAAGGGTGCGAGCGTGCTTGTTCCCGTCGTGTCCAACCTGACGGCGACCACATTCGCGGGTTCTTACGCCGTGTCAAACGGGGCTAAGACAGTTATTACCGTCTCGCTCACCGGCCATAAGTTCCTCGCCGTCGGGCAGGATGACTTGACCGCCGCGAACTCCTCGGCGTCTAGCTTGGAGAGTTTTGGTCGTCAGCAGGGCGCGGCTCTTGCTACGCTTGTTATGCAGGACATTCTGAGCCTCGTGACCACGGCGAACTTCTCGCTGGCTACGGCGGTTTCTAGCACCGCGCTTGACGTTCCGCAGCTTCGCGCTACGCGGCTCTTGCTGAATCAGAATGACGTGCCGGTTGACCCGCGCTCCATGCTGATTGATTGCACGCCCTACGATGCGCTCCTCGGCGTCACGAACTTTGTTCAGGCGCAGATGTTCCGCGACACTGGCGTATTGCAGGAAGGCAAGGTCATGCGTGCGCTTGGGTTTGACTTCTACGAACTCAATAACCTGTTCGCATCCGGCGCGAGCGTCATGGGCTTTGCTTGCCATCCAAACGCGATTGCGATTGCGATGCGTTACCTCCAGCCCCAGTCCGGCAACACTTACGAGGCTGCTGGCCCGGTGACTGACCCCGAAACCGGAATGGTTTTGGGCCTCAGGAAATTCTATGACAACGCCACGGGAGTCAGATACCTAGCGATGGAGTGCAACTATGGATATGCGCGTGGCCTTTCAACCGGAGGTCGCGTCTTGAAGAGGCTGGATTGATTTTCAGACTAACACCAAGCCCGCCCGAAACGGCGGGCTTTTTTGTTATTGACGTGCGCTTTTTTTATGGTTGAATAACGTCACTTTGAGTGACGAAGCGCAAATTTGCCCGCCCGTATTGGAGCCTGCCTACCCAGCGCAGCGCACTCAAAGTCCCAATGCGCGGCGGGCTTTTATTTACGCCCTAACAGACCCGCGTGACGGGCAAATAAGATACGTTGGAAAAGCCCTAAATCCTAATCGCAGGCTTTGGCAACACATAACCAGAAAAGACACGAGCCATAAGTGTAGCTGGATTTTGGGGCTTAAAAGCTGCGGCTTGCAACCAAATCTTGAAATTTTAGAAGAGGTTGACGAGTTAGGCTGGGCAGACTCAGAGCGATTTTGGATTTCAACGCTTTCGTTTTACGGCTTCAAGCTTACCAATTTAACGGCAGGCGGCGACGCGTCTTTTTCTTTTACAAATGAAACGCGTGAGAAAATGGCGGCGCGTAAGCGGGGCAGAAAACTTACCGAAGAGACAAAACAAAAGCTCAGGATTGCAATGCTTGGAAAGCCAAAGACCGCTGAGGCAATAGCTAAATACAAAGAGTCAAGAAAGGGATGGAAGCCAAATCCCGAAAACATGGCTCGCCTTATCGCGTCAAATGTCGGGAGAAAGCAAAGCGAAGAAACGCGCCAAAAGCGTGCTAATAAAATTCGCGGGCTGAAGCGCACACCGGAGACAAAAGCGTTGATGTCCGCCTCTATTTCAAAATGGTGGCATTCCCGAACGGAAGACGAAAAAACAGCACACCTTGCAAGGCTTCAAGCCGGGCGCATGGCAAGAATTGAACACGATGATGAGCCACGGCGAGGACGGCTCCCGGCCAAAACTGTGACGCTTACCGCCGTTGGCTCCATCTACTTGTTAGCCTCTTTCTTTTTATGGCCGGACACATACTCACAGACCGCGACGGAAAAACGGTCGCACACATCACGCTAGCGGACATCTACCGCTATCGCGGATTCCACTTTGAGTTTCACCCTTACTGCGGTGTAAACAAGGTGCGGGCATCCGACTACTCGCACGTAACCAGAATGGGCCGCAAGTTCTGGGCGGCGGTCGAGGCGTGGTCGAAACTGTCTCCGTCAAAACGCGAGCGCACTCGTGTATTTGGCTAACTAGCTTTATGAAACCACCGAAACCAACTAAACGCTTTCCGCTAAAAAAGGACAGCAAGCCTGCGAGATTGAAAGCCGCACAAGATGAACTTGACCGGCGCGGGTTTAATACGCGGGCGTTTCAAACCCTAACCTGCGGCGAATGCCGTTTCACCTTGGAGGCTTGGCTATGAGTAAAGTGTCCCTCTGCATGATTGTCGGCAACGTGTCCGAATACATTGAGCGTTGCCTTCGTAACTTCGCCCCGCACTGCGATGAGGTTGTCCTAGTTCGCGCCATTGGTTGCGCGACGCCGGACGACACGGAAAGCATTGCTAGGCGCGTGCTGGCCGAATTGGGCATTCCGCTTGTGTGGGGCGAGTATAAGAACAAGCCCGGCCATGAGGATTGGAAGCACGTTGACGACTTTGCAGCAGCCCGCCAATTGAGCTTTAACCTTGCCTCTAACGACTGGTGTTTCTGGTGCGATTCAGACGACACGCTGGAAAGCGGCGGCGAACTGATTCGGCAACACGCACGCGAAGGGCTTTATGCGACCTACGTGTTCCCCTACAAAATCAGCGGGCTAGGCGTCTCTGTCCCGCGTGAAAGGCTTATCAATCGCACGTGCGGTAAGTGGCAGTATCCCGTTCACGAATGCTTTAAGTTCGACATTGAACCAATCCAAGGCGCGCAAGATGACCGCGTGGTTATTCTTCACGCTCCGCGCTTTGACAAGAGCGGAAGCAATGAGCGCAACCTCCGCATTCTCAAAAGCATTCCCGAAAGCGAAATGCACCCCGGTTTGCTCTATCACTTACACGGCGAATTGATGGGCATTGGCGATAAGGAAGGCAGCATTAAAGTAGCAGAGAAGGCGTTTGCCGACCCGCGCCTTGGCCGGGCTGAGAAATACGAAATGCTGATGAACCTCGCCCGCATGACTGACGACGTGGTTATGAGGGAGACGTTGCTTCACGAAGCCTACAAGGCAGACCCGTCGCGGCGCGAAGCCCTTGGCGTGCTTTCCTCCAATGCCCTTGACTATGGCAAGCCAGAGCTTGCGCTTACTTACGCCCGGCAAATGATGGCGACGCCGCCGCCGTTGCATAGGGACTGGAACAATCGCCAGAGCTTCTACGGCTGGCTTGGTGAGGACTTGATGATGCAAGCCATGCGGATGAACGGACACCGGGAAGCGGTTGACGTTGCCCGCCGTGCCGCTCTTGCAAAAGCTGGCGGCTGCCGCATTTCGCTCCTACACGCAACGCGAGGCCGTCCGCAGCAAGCCGTTCTTTGCCGCAAGGTCTGGCTGGATATGGCTGACAAGCCTGAGAACATTGAGCATATTTTTGTCTTTGACGAAGATGACCAAGACAGCCATCCGCTTCGCCGCTTTCACCATGCCGAGATTGCGCCCGGCGGCGGGTGCGTTGCGGCTTGGAACACGGCGGCGCAAATGAGCATTGGCGACGTGATGCTTCAACTCTCTGACGACTGGGTGCCATGCCAAGGCTGGGACACGCTCATTTTGAATGCCATTGGCGACTTGAAAAAGCCCGCCGTGCTGGCGGTTTCAGACGGTCACAGGAAGGACAAACTGCTTTGCATGGCGATTTGCACGCGGGCTTACTACTGGCAAGACTTCTTCCTGTTTCACCCTGACTTCACGGGCGTGTATAGCGACAACTGGTTCACCGATGTCGCCTACGCACGCGGGCAGGTTGTTGAGGCCAAGCATATTGAATTCCTGCACCGGCACCCGATCTTTACGGGCGAGCCGATGGATAAAACGCATTCGGAACAAAACGCCCCGGCCCGCTATGTTCAAGGTCAAGCCGTCATTGAACGCCTGCGAATGGGCAATGATTGGTCAACCATACCGGGTTGGTTCAACTTCTTTGACTTCTACAAGCTAGTCGCAGACTCGCTAAAAGACGGCGACAAGGCAGTTGAAGTTGGCGTCTGGCTTGGGCGGTCAATCACCTATCTCGCGCAACGGATTAAGCGGGCGGGCAAGCACGTCCAGATTTACGCCGTTGACAGTTTCAAGGGCGAGGAAGGACAAACCGCGCACGAAAAAACCGTTGCCGAAAACGGCGGCAGTAACCTTGCTGAGTTCACGCGAAACATTGAACGGTGCGGAGTCAGTGACAGCATCCGCGTGATTGAAGACGACTCAGCGAACGGCGCGAAATGGTTTGAAGACAAGTCACTTGCGTTTGTTTTCATTGACGCCGCGCACGATTACGAGAGCGTCAAGCGCGACATTGCCGCTTGGCTGCCCAAGATGAAGCCGGGCGCAGTTTTGGCTGGGCATGACGCGCAACACGCCGAGGTTATGCGAGCCGTCAACGAATTGCTTCCCGGCGCGGTTTCGCTTGTTCCGATTTGGATTTACCGAGTCCCCAAATGAGCGACCCCGTAAACCATCCGAAGCATTACAATAGCAGTCCGGCCAAGTGCCAGTGCGGCAGGCGTATTGAGTGCATAGACATCGCGCAGCATATGTCTTTTGCGCTGGGCAATGTCCAGAAATACATCTGGCGTGCA